AGCATCGGCGTTTCCCTGTCTATGTTTACAAATCTTTCGCTCATGTTTTTATTTTATCATTCCTTTTTGTTTCTGGGAATTCTTTTTTTATTTGGCAAAATTTAGCCTAAGTCCGACAGACTCCTAGTACTGGGACGCGGCCAACAGCGTCGCGATCCTGGAAAAGAAGCCGTACCATTCCCCTTCGGGAGTTTCAACAATGCCGCCCTGAGCAACTCCGCCGGTTCTGCCGCCCAATCCCTTATCCAGGACTTTTTTGCCTTCCCATGGCCCGTCAAGGCTGGAAGCCCTGTAACACAGCTCAACTCTTCTGCCCGACTCAAACGCTATAAGAAACAGGTAGTAAAAACCGTTCAGTTTATAAGCATGGGAACCTTCCGCTCCTTTGCAGCCCATAAAATCCTGTGCCGGAAGTATTACTTTATCTATTCCACCTGACTTTACTCCGCTTAAATCATTTTCCATTTCTGTAAGCCAAATGTCGCAATAGCCGTGAAAAATATACATTTTGCCCGCGTCGTGATCCATGAATATTGACGGATCATGGAAGCGGCGGCTAAAAACCAAACGTTCCCAACACCCCTGTTCCGCATTAGCGGCGCTGTACAAATACGATTTATTGGTGGTGTTATTTGTAAATAGCACCCAATAGCGATTGTTATAGTAACGCAAACTGCTTGCCCATTGTCCCCGACCATAATCGCCAATCCTTTCCTGGTCTTCAGTTTCCAGTCTGAAATTGGGCAGATCATCAATAATATCAGCGCAATAACTGACAATTTTCCAATTAATAAGATCATAGGATTTCATTATGGGGGCTACCGGACAGAAATACATTGTTGTGCTGACCATATAATAAGCATCGTCCACACGGATAATCGAAATATCAGGTACATCGCCTTTAATTATGGGATTAGTTGCGTTTTTCATTATAAAGGATATGTTTTTTCTTATACTTTCGTCAAGGATGCTATACTATGAACAGAATTATTGTTACCCTTGAAGTCAGATGAATTTTTATGAAAGAGAACGATTTATCATCTAAGCAGATGACGCCAATCCGGGTACAAAAACGGATTATTTTCTTAACCCGGTATCCGGTGACAGCCGCATTGCAGGCCCAATTGGCGATATCCAGACAGGTAAAACCGTGATTAACATTGATCCCCGGCGTTATAAATGACTGTTATTATAAACCATATCGGAGGATGCAATGGGTAATTCAAAACACACTGAATTTGTAGACCTTAAAGATATTGTCGTTTTAGATAGCTTTTGGGGCCCATTTATGGATCGCGTAAGAACCAGGGTTATTCCTTACCAGTGGGAGGCGCTGAATGACCGCATACCCGGCGCTGAACCCAGTTACTGTATGCGTAATTTCAAGCTTGCCGCCGAGCTGACCCATCCCGAGCTTGATTACGGAGTGCCACGTGATACAGGGCATGGCGGTTGTGTATTTCAGGACAGCGATTTTGCCAAGTGGATAGAAGCGGCATCTTATTCCCTGGTGTGGCATCCCAATAAGGCGCTGGAACACACATTGGACGAGGCGGTTGAAATTGTCTGCAATGCACAACAAAACGACGGGTATCTTAATACCTACTATATAATCAATGGTCTTAATAAACGTTTTACCAACCTAAAGGATAATCATGAGCTATACTGCTTCGGGCATCTTCTTGAGGGCGCGGTTGCCTATTATGAGGCAACAGGCAAACGGAAATTTCTGGACGCCCTTATACGTTACGCGGAATGTATAGACCGCCTGATTGGACCTGAAGACGGGAAACTTCACGGATACCCGGGCCACGAGATTGCCGAGATGGCCCTGGTGTAACGTGTCGCCGAAAATGGGAATTCTTTGCACCAAGAATGGGAATTTTACGGCCTCGATTTCGCACTAAGAATGGGAATTTAACGCTTTTTATAACCCTTTCCAAGCGACAAAAAAGAGGCCGTCAAGCCTATTTATCCGGGGCTTTTTTAATGGGGTAGTTGGCCGTAAAGACCTCAACCTTAGTCCTATTGTTGCTTGTCTTATTGGACATGGAGCATACCATTGACATCTGAAAAGTATACCAGCCCTTCCGCTTTACAAACTTATCCAGTTTTTCGTTACGGTATGAACTTAAAAGGAATTTCCCCTTAATGGTCGCTAAAAGGTTCAGCAAGCCATCAAAATCCTCTTGGGTGTAACCGTCATAATGACCTTGATCAGCTCCCACATAGGGCGGGTCGCAATAGAAAAAAGTATCAGCCGTGTCCCTGCTTCTGATAATTTTTAGCGCATCACAACATTCTATTTGGGCGTTCTGGAGCCGGATGGCATAGTCCTCGGTAAAATTGAGCCTCTTGTTTGCCAACGCTTTTGTAGACCCGCCTGTACTCTTATCATAACCGAACCCGCCATCAAGTATATGGCCATAGGAAGAGTTAGCCAGCATCCAAAGAGCCCATGCCCTTTTAACCCGGTCGAATAATTCAGGGTTTTCATAGATTACCCATGCTTGATTATGCAATTTCCGGCTGTGGAGGCTTATAGCCACCTCTTTTTCAAGGGCCGTAAAATCGCGCTTTAACACCTCATAAAAGTTGATTATCTCACCGTTTGTATCGTTGATGACCTCAACTTTCGAAGGCTCTTTAGCAAAAAATATCGCGGCCCCTCCGAGAAAGGGTTCGCAATATACCCGATGGGGCGGAATAAGCCCCAGAATGACTTTGGCAAGATTCTGCTTGCCTCCATAATAGGATAATGGCGTTCTCATGCCATACCTCCGTATTACGGGCTTAAACCTGATGACAGAACAGCCGATACTAATACTATCCGATGTGCATCGGTAGGGTAGTACAGGTTCGCCTGGGGGCGGCTGGTAACTCATTCGCCTCGTCCGGCTGGTAATGACAGCCGGGCTTCTACCCGCTTCTTATTTATCCGGCAACGCCGGTTTATCCCTTTGGTTCTAACCGATTAATTTCTTCGCGCCATGCCTGACGTTCCGCGATCCTTTCGGCATACTGTGCTTTTGTCGCGGAGCCTTCGGCAATCTTGGCAGAAATGTAATCCGTCTCTGCTAATTTTTGTTTCAGAAGAACGACCCTCGCCCTGTTCTCATCGGCAGTGATCTCCTCCTCGGTTTTCCCAAGAAAAATAACGCCGTCAATCACTCTGGCAAGGCATCCGGCGGCCTCAAATTGGCTATCGGGAATTTCCATATCCGGTTCATCGATGCCGTCCATGTCCTTGAGAGCTTGCAGACTGGTATGGTGAACCACACCGCCGTCCTTAATCGCTAAAAACACCATAATAGACCTCCATCTTGATAAAGATAGGATGAGCATAAATTAGGGGTACGAAAATTTTCAAATAAAATATTTGAGAAAAATATTTTAATAAAATATTTTAATAAATTATTTTCGTAATTTTGCTTGTCAAAATATTCCGCTTTTACAGCACAAAATATTCACGGAAATATTCATAAAAACAGGCTGTCATATAAAGCATCGATTTTCAAAACCTTCCTATGCGCCTGAAACCTGCTTGTGAAAGCCCCGCGCCATGACTGGTAAGCGTTCCTGATATCCGTAATGCTCATTTTACCGGCTTCTAAAAGGCTTTTAAACTTCTTTAATTTTCGTTTCATTCGGATCGGGGAATCGCGGCAGGGAATCCGGAGAACCTTGCCGGTCTCCAGCAGGGAATATTTCCCCTTGAGGAATATAAGGCCATCCGACAGCTTTGTAATCCGGGTCTTTTTCAGGTTGACAGTGATTTTAAGCGTTTCGCAGACCTTTTGAATTTCCAAAAGGCAATATTGCAGGAACTGCTTATCCCTATGTATCAAATAAAGATCGTCCATGTAGCGGCCATAAAACCGCACACACAGTTTTTCTTTTATGAAGTGATCAAGTTTGTTCGGATAATAAATGGCCGCGATCTGCGAGACCTGGCTTCCAAGGCCGAGACCCTTGCCGTCACCGAATACCCTGATAAAATTTTCCGTAAGCTCCATGACGCGCCGGTCTTTTATTTGTTCTTTCAGCATTTCGATTAAAATGTCGTGGTCTACATTATCATAGTAACGCTTGAAATCAATCATTAGGGCATAACCTTCATTAGAACCGTTTTGCCTGTAATACCGCGATAAATGCGCGATGAGCCGCCTAACGGAAAACATAACGCCCTTGCCTTTAAGCGATGCGCCGTTGTCATGGATAAGCGGTCTGGTGAGTATAGGAACCAGAACCCGATCGCAAAGGTTTTTCTGCGGAACCCTTTCGCCGATCTTAATTCCGCTTATGTCCCTGCGCCTTCCACGTTCCTGAATTACAAACCTGATGAAGCCCTCTTGCACGTTTTCCCCGGCTATGAGCTTCCTTCGCGTTTCGATAATTTTAGCGAAGCGGTTCATTTCATACCTTTGGACGGATTCCTTCCAGTGGACGATCTTTCTTGCCTGTTTGTAAGCAAGGTTCAGATTGTCGAGGTCGGTGACCAGATCGAAATTATCAATGCCGCCTATTTTCAGTTTGCGTTTTTCTCCGCGCCTTGCCTTCCGGCGCTCATACCGGCATTGCCGCCTTTCCGCGCTTGTCAACATTCGCTCCTTTGAAACCCTGTATAGCATCCGCCGGGCTTTCTGCCATGCGGCATCGGCCCGGCGGCACGCGCCGCCATGCTACATAACGCCGCCGGGTATGAAACGGCAGGGACGCGCACACCGCCGCCATGCAAGAAGCGTCCACCCGGGCGTATCAGAGTGATAATTCACCGCCATTAAATGGTGGCAGGACGTTTTCTCCTTCTGTGATAGGATAAATCGGTTAATAAACCTACACTTAGTTTACCTTCACCGAATCGGGGGCCACCCCGCCCACAGCAGACGAAGCATTGTTGTTGTTCGTATTCAGATTGTTGTTGACATTGCAAAAGTAAGCGGAAGATGCTCGCAAAAAACGCCCTTTATTTTTCCCCATGAGACTCCTTTATTTTTTCAGCGATTTTATTGTTGGCTTTCCGCCAGCCCTTCAACAGCTTAATCTCATAATTTACCATTTCAAAATACGGCTCAAATTTTTTTATTTCCAAAGGCAGGATATCCTCGCAGTATTCAATTTCCTGAATTAGCTGTTCGCAGTTTATTATTGCGCCTGTCTGATAACGCCGCCGGAGAGCCAATTCGTCATGTGTGATCGGATAGATGCTATTTGCGGCGGTGATGTTCATCATCATGTTATGCGTAATCAAAAGTATTTTTTCCCGAAGGTGGGCGATCAGCCAATCGGGATATTCTTCCCTTATTTTTTCCGGCTCCGCATCCGGGCGTTTTTCAATCCTGACTTTATCCTTCACACCGAAATCACGCAGAAGCCAGTTGGTTATTTCCTTCCGCAGTTTCCGGCCATTGTGATAAAACTCAAGGCTGGACAGCCCCCGCTTGTTTTTAAGAACCATCCTTTACCCCGAAAGAGCTAAAATTTCGATTTTTAATTTCGCGCCGCTTCGCGGCGGAATAATGTCGGCGGCTCGCTGACGCGAGCCGCTTCCCTGTATCATAACTTTTCTTTAACCGCCCCACAAGGGGGCGGGAATCCAGATGTCCGTGTGCTAACGCACACAGAATGCGGGGGCCACCCCGCCCACAGCAGACGAAGCATGGCCGTGGTGCGTACACAGACTGGTGTGGACATAGCAAAAGTAAGCGGTTCCTTTTCGGCGCGAAGCCGTCCACCACCACATACGCGATCCGTTGTGCCTTTTGCCTTTGTAGACCGTTTCGCGGAATATAGGCCACTGGCACTGGAAGCCGCTTTCGTATTCCATTCCGCTCCATGCTGGCGCACCCCATATCTCGTACTCTGTCGGAAGGAACACGTTGTTTACATCCCATGCCCAATTCGAATCCGATGTTGAAAGCAACCGGCGCACCGGATATAAGTAATCGCCGCCCAGGGCCGATCTCAACCCGGTAGCAAACCCGCCTTCAAGATATGTTTTCAAGGCCATTGCCGCCATGCCGCCTGTGTTTATGTCCGAGGTGTGCATCTGGCGGGTAGTGGGGCAGTTCCTGAACGAAAAAAGAATATGGTTTTCCGTATTTTCGGTGTCACCAGCGCCCTTGTAAATATTGAAACCGGAAACCAGAACACGCAGGTTTTTATATTCGGCATTCCAAGTAAAATTTGTCGTGCCGTCATTCAGCGAAGGCAGATCAATATAATCCCCGATCGCTATTCCCCTGAAATCGGGAATCCTTGAATTGTCGATCTCTCCGCTGTTATTACAGCGGCGGCGGATTTCCGCCATCGCCTCTGCAATGGTATTCACCCTTAAAACATCTAGCAAGTTCCGACCTTTCTCAACAGCGGAACTTAATTCGGATGTATTCGTTCCGCCTACAATTCCGGCCCCGATATTGCCCTCCTGATCGAAAATCAAAACCTTCCCGGGCGCGGGGCGCGAGGAGAAAATGCTCTCCTCAAATATAAGCTCGCTCTGGCCAATGGTGTACACGTCTTTGTCAAGGAAAAAAACTTTCCCGCCGTTGGCATCACCATCCTCGATCTGGATTAGCAGATACGTCAGGCAGTCAGGGTCTGCGGCCTGATATCCGGGATAGCGGTTCCACGCGCCGGTCTGCACCTGCCACAAACCGTTCTCCCTTCTGTCGGTCTGGTTTTTCACGAGGACGGGATTTCCGACAGCCAAAGGGATTCCGTCCATCGTCATGAGGCCGCCGGTCGTTAGGTTGATATTCTCCGTGGAAGCCGCAACCGGCAAAATATCAGTCCAATTAAACTTAGCCAGAATTTTCATCGGCTCCACGCCGCTTTTGTTTATTCTGGCCAGAAGCGATTCTTCGCCGTCACGCGCCGCCAGAACCTCGTCCGCAAAATCTTTGAGAAACAAAAGATTTCCCCCAAATTGCTTGGCCTGAATATTCGCGGTTCCGTCTTCGCCGCCAGCCCAGCGGGTTGTCAATTCCACCCGCCAAATTCTGTCAGTCCACGCTTTAACCAACTCTAAAAATGCCATTTAAACCCTCCTAAAAACTCATAAAGAAATTATCCATTCCCCTTCAAGGGAAATGTCCGAATCCATTGGTATTGCCCCTTCCGTCCGCACCTTTCGGGCAAAGAGCGTTTCATTTTCGCATAACAAACCAAACTCGATGATCTTTTTTCCTTTCGCTTCGTCTGTACGCAAATTCCACTTAAACTCTACTTTTGTCGGAGACAACAAAGACGCTCCAAGCAAAGGCTTTATGTACGGATCAGTTATTTCCGTAAAATCCGGGGTCGTTACGTTCCCGCTTGTCCCGAATGCGATCTTGGCAATATGCCCTCCTTCGCAATCGCCCATGAGGTGCATTGCGACAGCCGTCCGCGCCCCTGACACAATCTGGTTATGCTCCCGATATTCCTCAATGATTTTTCCCGCCTTGAGAACCCTCATGTTGAAATACCCACGCATGGGCGGCATCGTGTCCCGAAAAGTTACTTTCATAAAATCTCCTCCCCTAAAATTAAATCGCCTGAATAGTACAGGCCGTCACAGTCCGAATATGTCCCATCGCAAACCCACGAGCCGTCGCACACCTCGGCATACGGCATCTTTGAGCCGTCGCAAATAAGCGGCTTAACAATGCGAAGCGTCATGGGGCCGTCCGCTATGGCATCCATGTTGCTTCCGTCACAGAAGAACGTGCCGTCGCAAATTGCGTCCATCTGCATCTGATCCTCGAAAGGCTCCATGCGGATCGAGATATTAAATTCCTCGTTGATGGAATCACGCAATAAAATGGGTTCCGTTACAACGATCGGGCTATAAATTTCGCCGTAACCGGAACACTCGTATCCGCCGTCACACAAAAATCCGTTAGCGCAAACTTCCTCAAGAATGTAATCGGATATGGTTCCGATGATCGCAAAATAGTGTTCGCATTTTACCGAGCCATCGCAAAGCCATGTGTCATCGCAAAGGGTTTCTTTGCCCTGATCGCAATAAAAACGCCCATTGCACATTATCTCTTCGCCGAACGCATCAACGTGCTTCATGCGACCGCGCATGGTGAATTCATCGTCCATAAGCAACGTGTCGATAAAATGAAACCACTCGGCGACCGACAGCGAAATGTTAGGGTCTAATATTCCATCGAGGAAGCTAAAGACCCAAGCACGTTCTTCCTCGCTCATGTCAGGGATTTTCACAAAAACCTGAAGGAACTCTTCCTTAAGCAAATAAGTGTCGCCGAAACGCGCCTGAAGCTGTTCGTGGATGTATGCCCTCTCGCCAGCCCTCATTAAGTAAAAAGACGCAGTGGCAACCCGATCCCTGTAATTTTTTTCGGTGTCAAACGGCAGTTCGGGAATCATTAATGACTTGCCGTGTTGCCGAAGTTTATCCTCATCGCACAGGTACGGAAAGAAAGCGTTGTGTGCCTTTATAGCGTCATCTTTTACTATCCCGAATACGCGCCCAATGAATTTAAAAAGAGAACGCCAGTTTTTCCGTTCTATGCCGGGTGGGTCAAGGTGTTTTTTTATCCACTCAAACATTATTCCACCTTGACCACATTTATAGCGGCGACAATAACGGATCGTTCGCTTGGCTGAACGTCCCTGCCCGGAGAAACAATTTCGATTGTTTTCTGCTTCAGCGGATCGAATAATGCGTATAAATCCTTGACAACAAACCTTCCGCCGATGCCGAGATCGTATACATACTGTTCAGCGATATTAGAAACCGCGCCTTCGGAAGCGTTCCCCCTGTATTCGATTTCAACCGTTACATTTTCAACTTCCGGCGGGAAAACCTGAACGTCAAAAGCCATAAGCTCATGGTCATGGAGCGCGGCCTTGACCGCATTGATTAGCTCCTCGTTTGGAAGCCCGATAACTGACGCGATTATTACATCGGTACTTCCGGGGCCGCGCGGGGCGCGTACAATATGCGCGGCCCTTACGCCGTCAACCGCCTCCGCATAGGATTTGTAAACCTCTTTGATGTCGCCTAGAATTTGGCTTTTCCAGCGGCCCTCTATCCGTTCACGATACCTGTCGTCTTCTTCCGTTTCCTGCCCATAGGAAACGATCCAGTCCTCTCCCACGGAAACCGACTCAAGGCCGTCAATCACGCGAGTCAGGCGGATCGCCGTGCCGGAACCGATGTTATGCGACAGGCCGGGAAATTCTGCCTCGATAGGAAAGCTGAATGTTTCCCCTTCCTTGAAATTTACTTTTTCCAGAACCTTGTAGCGCAGTTCCGTCCCCAGCACAACCGCCCACGTTCCCGCCGGTACTGAACCATCGCCATACGCAGTCCCGGTAAAATTTCCTTTTGCCTTGGTTGCCTGTTTTCTTACAACACCAAGCATCAGACCCCAAAAGGCAAGGAATATTCCGGTTGCGCCGCTTAATGAAGCGTTTTTATAAATCATGTTTATGGCAGACACATAAATGAAAATTACTATTTTAGTGATCACCTCTACGAAGGATCGCAGAACGCCTGTGTTTTTAAAGTTGGTGAGCTTTGTTTCTTCTTTGGCAATGGCGACAATATCGGCGCGGATTTCTTTTTCGCTTTTATTAATCCATGTTTTTTCAGCCATTCTTTTTTCCTTCTTTCAGATCGTATTCCAGCGTTTGCGTGTCAACGGATTTTACCGGCGCGAACTCAAGGCGGTATGTTTTCAAGTCCTTCCGGTACGGATTCACGGATTCCGGGTTAACCCTTTGATCTTTCAATGCAACGCGCTCCAATTCCGCAATTACCGCATCGGGATCGCTTGCAGAATCGTTTAGCATATCCATCATGGTACTGCCCTCTTCCCTGTCCCAAAACAAACGGCCCTTCGCGGTCTTTAGCGTCTGATCGATATCCTGCGCGACACAGGCGGGGCCGCTTACTAACTCGACATCGCCGTCCGGCGTGAAAACAATGTCATCGTTGACTAATTTGAAATCAGTTCCGTAATCCATTTTTTAACCTCCGGCAAATACATCGCCGCTGGCGGAAACAATCGTTCCGCCGCCGCCGGGATAGGTCACCGAATCGCCCAGCCGCGCCGTGCCTTTGCCATTGACAATAACCGTTCCAGATGCCGATGATATTTCTCCAGTCCCGCAATGCGGACAATCGTGGACTACGCTATCGCCCAGCCGCGCCGCGCCTTTGCCGTTGGCATTCACATTCCCGCTGGCGGACGCTATTTTGCCAGAGACTTTATGAGGACAGCATCTTTGCCCATGATCGCAAATACCGGTGTGCTGATCGCCCAAACGCGCTACTGCTGGCATCTTATAACCCCTCAATTTAAATTAATTGTCGAGCCAGTGACGTTGACTACTGCGCCCTTGACATCGACACCGGAATCGGATATTACGGCATAGTTACCATGCCCGTTATCAATCGTGATAACATGGGCATCCGAATCTATTTCAACTTTCAAGCCTCCGGCATTAATAATATTGAGCTTTGCTTTCACAAAGCGCATTTCAAATTTATGCGTGTCATGAACGAGTATTTCGTCATCTGAAAATTCAATCCTCAAATCCTTCCCATCGGTAATTACCAATTGGCCTTTTTTAAATTTCTGCGCCGTGTACTCATCTGAATACACGCCAGCGACATAGGGATATGCGACATTCCATTCCAAGAACCCAATAATGACAATTCCGCCTTCAGGCGGCGGCGCGTAAATTCCCTTGTTTGCATTGCCAGCCCAAATCGGGTTTATAGAAACCTCCGCGATTACCTGATCGGTTTCTTCAAGCGATCCTGCTGTCAAAACTTTCACATCGCAGGAATATTTATTTTTCCCAGGGCCTTCGTATACCTTCATGACCCGCGCCAGTACCGGCGCGGCGCGGTTCGGCAAGAGCGCGTTCAAAAGGTTTTTCAGGAAATCAATTCCGGTTTTCACTTTGCCTCCCGGAGCCAGAGCTTGAGCCGCGAATTCTTTCCGGCAACTTCCAGATGTGTTCTGCGCGTGACGAGCGTCGCGCCATCGACCTTGACCTCTTGGGTGTGGCGGATCGGCAAGGGAAACACTTCGATCCAACCTTCGCCTTTTTTAAGGATGTTTTTGCCGGTTTCAAATTCAAAAACGTCCCCTTCGTTTTTTCCGGTGTCCGCATCCGTGCCAAAATGGAATTTGTCTTTTTCGTCAAAGAAAAACCGAAGCCCCATGTGGCTATGCTCCTCAAGGGCTTTGATCAGCAGTCTAATGACATATTCCGCGGGGATTTCTTTTGTCGAAAACCGATGGATTAGAGCAGACGGACAGGTGATGGACGTTTCGCCAATTCCCGAACTGTCCAGCGTGTCCTGAAGGATCACGCTTGCTTGCTCTTTGCGGTATGCGGCAACGATAGGCGTGTCGCATAACTTTTTATAGCTGTCGGTCAAGGCTATTATTCGGTGTTTCGCGCTTACGCTGACAGAATAAATTTCCCCTGTGAATAGCAAATACTCATCATCGCCCACTGCCATGTTCACAACCGCCGGATCACCAGCTTCGCCTTTTGTTTCGTCAGCCGGAAACTGGAGGCAAGCCACAACCGAAGGAAAACCCTCATCGGTGATCAGCGAAAAAGAGGAGGGCCGCCTGTCAGGTGATCCGCCGCCGATCTCAACGCTAAGGATCGGGTGTTCAATTCTGTTAAAGTTGGGCATAGCGTTCCTCCAGTTTTCCCAGGCCTCTCCTTTGCTGATCGGAGACCAGCGGAGCCGGTGCGCTCTGCGCGGCATCCGCAGGAGCGTCAGGGCTTTGCCGATCCTGTATAATTCCAACCGCGCTGTCATGTTCCACAAACTCGATTGCAACGGCAATTTTTCTCCGCGTCCTGTATTCGGTGGATTCGAGCGATGAGATAAGAAGTTGCTTCGTTCCCCACGCGCCGATCATTGGATGGCTGACCGTGTACACTTCCGGCTTTCCATTGCTACCGACTTTTTTGAAAATTCCGGCAATCTCTTTTAACGAATCCCACCGCGTTTTTTTTGCGCCCGGATTGTCGATCAGCGACAGCGAGATTTGCATGGCGACATCGCCCCAGCCTTGCACAACTTTTACTTTGCCAGAGCGTCCTTGTATGTCGGCGTTTTCTATCAGCAGGGCATCGCTGATTTTTATTGATTCGATAATGCCCGGTATTTCTACAGGCGGCGATCCGATCTTGACGATCCCCTCATCCGAATCAAGCCTAAGGATCATACCGGAACCCCCTCCGGACGGTTAACCGAATGCATAATCATCCGCACGAAGTCAAACAGGGTTTCGCATTCTTCCGCTTGCAGATACAAATTCTGAATGGTGATGGTTTGCGATCCCGTGCTCTTTGAGGAGCCTTCGCCGCCGGTTGAAATTTCAATTGCATCCCTCTGCGGCATTACAGCGGAAAAGGCAAGGGACGCTTTTTCTCTGAAATCCGAATCGTCCGGCAATATCTGCGAAAAAACAGTAGAGGACATTTGTTCAATAACAGAGCCATCCATGCCGGAAGCGAAAGTGTCGGTCAAAGCGCGGCCTGAAGCTGTGAGGGTGGAAAGCGGCCCTTCCTGCGCGTCTGAATGTGGCATCTGGCGGCTGACAGTCTGCAACGAATTTCCGAAAGCCGTTCCGGGCGCGGAAGCGTTGCTTTGAATGCCTGATGCAAAGGCATCGTTGAGCGCGGTTCCAGATTCCTTTCCGCCTCCAACAATGCCTTTGAAAAATCCGCCGATCCCATTAAACACGCCGCTAACGACATTTCCGATTGCTTTGAATGGGGCCGTGAATGCTTCCAGCTTGCCGCTGACCCAATCGATAAATCCTGTTATGGTAGCTTTAGGATCGTTCCACAAATTTACAAAAAATTGTTTTATCCCCCCCCAAGCATCTTTTATTCCGTCCAATGCGCCGGACGCTATGCCCTTTATTCCGTCCCACGCTTTCCCGGCGACATTTCCAAACAATGCCCAGTCCTGCTTCATGTTATCGAACCACTGGCCAGCCATGCCTTTCATGCCGTCCCATGCGCTGGACGCTATGCCTTTTATTCCGTCCCACGCTTTCCCGGCGACATTTCCAAACAATGCCCAGCCCTGCTTCATGTTATCGAACCACTGGCCAGCCTTGCCCTTCATGCCTTCCCATGCGTTAGATGCCATGCCTTTGACTCCGTCCCAAAGCCCGGAGAAAAATCCTTTTATGGCATCCCAGTGTTTTATGATAAGCGCGGGGATTCCGATAAAGGGGAAAAAGATCGCAACCGCGCCGAGTATCCAATCCGAAGCTCCCGATATAAGGTTTTTAATCCAGTTCCATGCGGTAGAAAACGCCCCAGTCACTTTCCCCCAAAGCCCGGAAAAAAATGCGCCGACTTTGCTCCAATTTTTAATAAGGAGGTATACGCCTCCGGCAAGGAGGGCAACTCCGGCAATAATGGCCAGAATAGGCCATGTCGCGGCAAGCGTGGGAGCCACAGAAGCCCACATGGACGCGATATAACTGCCCATAGCGGGTAACGCCCCAATAATAGATTTTCCCAAACTAAGAATGCCGCCGCCAACAACGCGAAGCGGCGTTGCAAGAATTTTAAGGCTGCTTCCCGCAAGCCCTATGCCGGATTGAAACATTTTTGCAATGCCTCCGGCATTCGATATGTTGGCGGCAAGCGTGGTCATCTGCGCGGCGGCGTTCAGAGCGCCGGAACCCATGTCGAGCATCGTCTTCGCGGCCATACCGGTAACAGCCGTAATTTTAGAAATCGCGCCGCCTACCGGGGAACTCATAATCGGGCTTACTACATTCGACAAGAAACCGAATTTCATATCGATAAAAAAGCCCTTGATTCCGTTGATGTCCTGACCGACCTGCGCCTGAAGCGATCTGGATGCGGCATCCAGCCGCGCCATTTTCGCTTCGATGGATTCAAGCTGAACGCCGCGAGCCGCTTCCGTGACTTTTCCCATGCCGTCGGCAAAGGAACCGGCAAAATTGACATAAGCGTCCTCTGTCAATGCAAGGGCAACGGTCGCCGCTTCTGCCGAACCTATGAGGTTTCCAAAGGCTTGCTCATCGCCTCCCAAAGCGTCCTTCAATATCACAAGGGATTCCGCCAGACCGTATTGCTGGAGCATCGCCTGACCGGATTCGATTCCCAGGGAAGCGTAAAGCTTTGATAAGTTTTCGCTAGGGCTTAAAAGGGTGGAAATAATGCCTTTAAACTGTTTTTGAGCTTGCCCTGCATCCAAGCCTTTAGTAGTAACGTAGGCAAACGATGCGCCAAGCTCGTCAAGCCCGATTCCCGCGCCAGCGGCAAGGGTGGATATATGGCTGATGCTCCCTGCAAAATCTTCAAGGTGTCCAACGCCCATTAAAGATGTCTGCGTCAAAACATCGGCGGCTATGGCGGCTTGATCTGCGGAAAGGTTCCATGCGTTCATTACGTTGATCATTGCGCTGGTGGACTTAGACAGATCTGTCTGATTCGCCTCCGCAAGCGACACCGCCGCGCTCATCACCGCCATGCGCTTGGAAGCATCGTCTATGCCTCCCGCCACTTCGGAGAATGCGCTGGCGACCGCTTCCGGCCCTGCAACCGCCCGGCCTCCAATGGCAAGAAGCTCGCGCCGCATCACTTCCATTTCTTCATTTGTCGCGCCAGCGGCGACTTGAATGTTCCTGAATGAAGTGTCAAGCGATCCGGCAATCCTTGACGGCTGATCCATCGCTTCAGACAACGCTTTACGCATCGGGTCGGTCATGCTTGTCATCATGGCCATGTCAGCGGCTAGGCGGTTCATTGACTGGTTCCCGCCGATCTCGTCAAGAGCGCCCCTCATTCCGGCAAGGCTGTCTTTAGCGTCATTAAAACCGGATGAGAAAGCGTCTTTAAATGCCAGCGTGATAGAACTTGTAAAATTCATTTATTACCGCCGAATGCCTTTACTATTGCATCGCAAACGATGCCTACTTCAAATTCCCGAACGACACAGGCTTCCTCATATTTATCCATGAGCTTGTCGAAGCCCAGACATGAAACGTCCTCGCCCAGAAACCGCCTGACAAACAGGCGAATCCGGGCAAGGCTGTTTATATCTTCGTTTTTCTTGAAGTAGTATTGCCCCCGAAAAAAGGAGCCACCACCTCGTCAACAAACCGTCCGTATGCAATCGGATATTCCCTAATCGCATCGATAACCGGAGCAGGCTCCGGGTAAACTATCAAAGACTGGATGAGGTTGAGGTTTGCCACAATTGGGTTCTTCTGGGCGCTTTTATTATGGCTCTCAATATCAGCCACTTGGGGAACCCTAAAGACAAACTCTACCTTGTGGAATTTGTCCTCCGAATCGGTAAAAGTCATTTCCCCTTCATAAATACCCTCGGGGTGAGCTTTCTTTAGCTCTTCAATTTTTTCTTTTGGTATATTCATTGTCCTTCTCCTTAATTAATGCCCGCGACATAAGCCGGGCGGCCATTGGTTAAAAGCGGCGCGGTTAAAAGGCCCTTGAGCGGAACCTTCAGGTTTTTATCGCCTTTCGAACCGCCAAAATTGCGCTCGATAAAATGGGTTTGCAAAGTGTCGGTGACTGGCGCTTGCCCGGCATGGCCATAGCTGACGACAATTGGAATCGGCGGCATATTATAAAAGCCGCCATGCGCCGAAGCGTATTCGTCAAGCGCGTCATATTCGGCGCGGCCAAATTCGGCATCGCAAGTCCCTGAATATTCGCCGCGCCCAATGCCGATCGGAAGCCCGTTTGTTCCCGTGATCACTTCGTCATCCTTCTTGTCCTTGTAATCTATTTTCTCAAGGGTAAGGATCATGCCTGTAGGCAATAAGGCTTTGATTGATTCAAAGTCATAAATAATTCCGTTAATCATTCCTGCACCCCCAATGCCGGATTCTTGTAGGCGATCTCGTTTTCGATGAAGCTCATCTTGCCAAGCGGAACGATCCGCACTTTGGTTCGGAGCTTTTTGTCGGCGAGGATATTCTGCCCGGGCGGAATAACCACATAGCCGTCAGAAATTTCCCTGTTGGTTTTCATGATCTCAAGAGGCGACTGGCTCAACGCCAAGAACATTTCAAGGCCTTCAGGAGATCCGTCTTTTCCGATCCTTACTGTATCGTTGACCGCCGGAAGCTGTGCGATGTAAAGGTTGCGACAGGCTTTGTCCATGACACGGCGGCGTTCCACCAAATCAAAGTCACTGCCTTCCTCGCTCATCATCTGGCCGGAGGTAAAGAATATTCCTTTCCGTCCGACATATTTCCGCACCGTTACATATCCGGCGTTTTTCAGATCTTCGATGTGCCCGTCATTCAGGCCGTCAGGCTTTATGCTGACTGCCGCAGATATGCCGCCGAACTTTACGGCATCCGGGCCGTCCATCACCTTCCGGGCGGCAACGCTTCCGCAATAAACCCCGATAAGCCCGCGCACGTCAACCTGACCGTTGGCATCGGCTTCCTCGATCCATCCGGCGCAAACTTGCAGACGAGTGGAAGCGGTGTTTCCGCGCTCCGCCCCGCACAGCGCGTTTTTCCACTGATCCAATGTCTCTCCGCTGTTCAGGTAACGAGCCTGCGCCACAAAGAAAAGATACTGGTAAATTTCGGCGGCCTCGTTTGCTTTCATGGCAAGGGCGGCCCACAGGGGCGCGGCGCAAACTCCGGCGATTGCGATAAACTCAATAGAAAGTTTTGCTTCAAAGATTTCGTTTATCGCGGCAAGGATATCGCCGTTTGTCGCTCGCGGTTCCGTGGTTTTGAAGCTGAAGGTGTCGCCTTCAACAAAACCTCTTAGGCCGGGAACAAACTGGATCGTAAGGCCGGTTCCGGGGATCGCGTATTTTGCCTCTCCGTCAGGGACGGTGATCTGCTTGCCGGGCAAGGCATCTACCGTTAGACGGAACGTTGCTTCGTTGATGGTTCCGCTAGTTTCAATGGCAACGCTAATGTCGTATTCGTTTCGGGGTTTTCCGCTAACGACAATCGATCCAGTCCCTTCATTTTCCCCGCCATTTGTCACTGGCGATACGGTTCCGGGCAGACTGCCCTCGATGGCAATTACCGACACAGCAGTTCTGGCAATGGAGAGGGAGCTGACTAAGAGGTCGCGCAAAGGCCCATCGCCGATCTTTTTTTCGACTTGGTCTGGGGCATTGAACGTGAGAATCCCCTGCCCAAATTTTTCGGCGACCCCAATGGCGGCAAACCGTCCGTCCGCCTGTGCGCCTTGGACGCCCATTGCGAAATCCAGAATTTCATTTTTTATTCCGGGTAACATTATTTGCCTCCTTTTTTATGGGCATCCAAATATTCTTTGACGGCCTCTGTTAAGTCCTCTTCCGGCACTTTGCTGTTGAGCCTCCATCCTTTGGCCTTAATGACAGCCTCAAGGACAGGCGCGTCAATTTTTAATTTTTTCTGATGCTCCTCGATTGCGAGGATATCTTCCCTCACGCCGTCCATAGGAGCGCCCAAAAAATCTTTGACGGCTTTTTCAAAAACCTCGACAGGCACTTTTTTTCCGCTTGCCCATCCTTTCGCCTGAATGACAGCCGCAAAAACAGGCGCGGAAACGTTCAGGTTTTTCCTGTGTTCCTCGATCGTTGCAGTTTCCGGCTTTGCTTCTTTCTGATTTTTCTTCTGGCCAGCTTTTTGATCAGCCTTCTCATCAGCATTTTGACCGTTGCTGTCGCCCGGCGGGACATTCTGATTTGCAGGAATGTTTTGATTGCTTAAGCCGGGATCGTTTTGGTTATTTCCCGCCTTTTCGTTTTCGTTGGACATACATCCTCCTTAACCTTGTTGGTTGATAATTTCGCCGTCAACCAGTTCCGTTTTATCGAAGAATGGAACGGCAACTGGCTTCCGCGCGGCGGTTCCGGTAAATGTCGCCACAATTACTGAAACGTATGTTTTATTAGTACTGCTCGCGTGATCGGAATGCTCTTCAGCTTCTATCCGCACATGGTTTCCAAAACCGTCATATTCCCATTGGCTTGGTATTTCGGGAATGATACTGCTGGACAGCTCGTCCGCTTTTTCTTCGCCGTCAGCCCAGCACCTGATCAGGATTGGCAATTTGCGATGCCCGCGAACATACCGTTCCGAGTATCGCTTTGGATTGCCTTCAAAATACCGCACTGTCCGCGCTTCCGAGTCATCGAATGTGCCGGGGTTTGTGATCAAAGCTACTAATGGAAATTTTCGCGCCATTATTTCGCGGGTTTCTTCTGCGGCTGATTTGACCACGGTGATGCCCGGCATAGTTTTTTTTATGATTCCCTCAAGCAGGGTTTTTGCTTCCCGTATCACGTCAGGCCCCTAGCCCCAGAAGTTTCAAAACCGCCGGATCGTTTAGAATGCGGCGGTCGAAATCCTTTGTTACTCCCATATAAGGACGCGCCGGAATATTTGCTTTCAAATCCCTTCCGGCTTGCCCTCCCTGCTGGTGTACTCTGGCATACTCTACGTTTGACCCAAAGACCACCGAGCCGTCAGGGAACGATTCCCAAATCAAAGAGCGTTTGAGGTGATAGGGTTTCCCCTGCAAAATTTTTCCGCTCTTATTGGGGCTTTTTAATGGCTCCCAGTTTTTTTCTGTGACTGGGTCTTTTTCTTTTTCAAAAGCTTTCTCGCTGATATAGGCAAGCTCGCCGCCCGCGAAATCCGCAATGGCTTTCATGTCAGGCATTGCGGCCTTGGAAAGCGCATCGAGGATCGCCTGAAATTCGGCGTTATCGTATTCGGCGTAGACTATACCAGCTCCGGCCATTTAGTACCCCTTGAAATTCATTTGCGGCATACTTGAAACCAAAACCCCGCCGGGCGGCTGTGATACTTCATCGTCATTTGCATAGCCTGGTATCTTAAATTTTCCCTCCGCCACTTTTGTTAAAAATTGCCGGGCGTTTTTAGCTTCATCTAAGACAGCCTTGCCGCCGGGATCGTTTTCAAGAACCCCTGCGCTAATAACTAGGTTTGCCGTTGCGATATCAATGCAATACTTTCGTAAATTTTCAGGCGGCCCTAAAAGTGGAACCGGATAGCCGCCGGAAATTAAATAGCCGTCAATTTCCGCGCTGGCGTTCCGTATAGCCCGATCGACCGCAATGGAATCCAAGCGGCTCCATCCGGCGATCCTGTCCTCACCGTAGGCCGCTTCCAGATCTGCGCGGGTGCAATATCCCATAGTTACCTCCGGTTTAAAATTCCCTTCGGCGTTATTCGCTATTCCGGCAAAGGCCGGAAAAACTAACGCCGAAATCAACAGCAGTACAATTAAAATTTTTCTCATGTACTCCCTCCATAAATTTTTTTTCAGGCCAACGGCCTGTTAAAGCTCTCTTTCGATAACGCAATAAACTGCGTAATCGACCAACAGCCAAACTAAGGACACCGCTATTGACGGGCTTGAAAATCGATTAGGCTCGCAAACTATAAACCCGCCCATTCCAAACAATAATCCCAAAATGACAAAGGCCTTCATTTTACGCATTTTTTAAAGCACGTCTTTAATGGTGTAAA